ATCACCAGGTCCAGACCCTGCTCTTTCTGCAGACGCCTGCACTTAGCCTTCATGTCGCTAGGTGAGGACACTGGTGCATCCTCAACGAAGATCTTGCTCTTCTTGATTCGCTCTGACGCAGCGATAACCTCAGTCATCTCTGGCAAGTCAAGCAATCCATGCCTAATCTCATGTAGGCCAACGCCGGAAACCGATGACAGCATCCTGCTACCTATCTGTTCACGTGACATCTCAAGCGAGAAAATGGCAACAGACTTGTCGTGCCTGAACGCAGCGTTGGCTGCCATTGTCGTAGCGAGAGCTGTCTTTCCCACGCTAGGTCGCGCAGCAATGATGACTAGGTCACCCTTCTGCCAGCCACCAACGATAGAGTCAATGCCGGCAATGCCGGAGATCACCCCAGACGCACCGCCAGCCTGCATCGAAGCAAGCCTCTCCATGGTCTCTCTCATGACGTCGTCCATGCCGGAGAACTTGCCGCGCATCCGTTCTCTGCCAATCGCCATAACTACGCGCTCAGCTTCGGACAGCGCCTCGTCAGCAGACTTGGCAACCTTAGACACCTCGGCAATCCTTGCCGCTGCCTGGTGGACGTCACGCCTGACTGCGTTGTCAAGCACGATGTCAATGTAAGCCTCGTAGTTGTACGTGCTGATCGTGCTGTGCGAGATGTCAACTACGGCAGAGTTGCCGCCGACATCATCCAAGTGGCCAGCCTTAGCAAGCGCCTCAGACACAGTGACAATGTCAATCGCGGTATTGGACGCCACCAACGTCTTGATCGCAGCGAATACCTTGCGAAGTTTCTGGTCGTCAAAGTCCAGGGGGGTTACGCGTTCGCATACCGAGTAGGCAACGTCGCTGCTCATCATGCATGCGCCGATGAGAGCTAGCTCTGCCTCTCGGTTCCCCTTGGTCAAGCTTCCTCCTCTGCCAGCAGGCCAGCATCAATCGCAGCCTGCTCAATCTGCTCAACGGAGTTCTCGTAGGCGTAGCACTTGTCACACATGCCGGCGCCCTCGTTAAAGTCCTCAATGAAAGAACCACCGCAGTCGTTGCAGTGGTACACCTTGTTTCCGAAAAGATCAGTAGGCATCTTCTTCCTCCTCTTCCTTGATACGCTCCCACATGAAGCATGGCTTCATCTTACCACGATCAATGCGCTCCTTGTACTTGCCGCACGTAGGACAGTCCCCATCGTTGATGTAGTCGTCACTCGAGAGCGTATGTGTAAGGGTCGTACCCAGTTCCGTAGTCCCAGACTTCAATCTCGCCAATGTCTCCACACTTCCTTTCAAATACTCTGCCGCTGAAACCCTCGTCAACGGTCATAGACCCCATCATACCACAGTCAAGGCAGTTCGCAAACGTCTCCTGGTCTGAGTCCACGTGGTACCCGACCGTATGCCCTAGTTCCCGGGCCTTACGCAGGTGCTCCAGCTCCCCTGCCCCCAGCTTGCTATATGAACGCGTCCTTGCCCTGTCCTTGCCCCACGTCTTGATGTAAACGACAGCTACGCTGTCATCACCAAGAGGGCCCCTCTTCCTCGCCATTTGCCACCTCCTTCTCTAGCGGTACATCGCGGTTCGGTCTCGGGAAACCGGTCAACTCATAATAGTCTATCCCGAACTCCTTACAGTACTTACGTAGCGACATGCCTTTGGAGGCTGCGTCCTTGGAGAATATCTCTAGGACTTCCTTCTGTGCCTTTGACTGGATGTCTTTCACTTCTTACCACCAATCAGCTTGGCTACGTTCTTATAGTCTCTGCCGGCCATGAAGAGGGCAATGTCCCTCTCTCTGTCTGACATGTACTTGTTGATCATCCCTATGAATCGCTCAGACCAGTGAGAACCATGGACGCCTATTGCTCCAAGGTGAGCAAGCTCGTGCAACATCGTGTCCTTGTCGTAGACATGAGTGCACAGCATGATCGACTTGGTCTCTGCGTCCGCTTCACCGAGTGGGCACTTCCTGCCATAGAGTTCCTTGTGCCAATGCACGACGATCTCCTTGACGATGATCTGCTCCTCTGAGGCAACAGAAAGCATCCACTCAATAGGGCTACCCCAAGCAAGCTTAAAGCTTCTTGGGGCTCCCTTCGTGTAGCGAACTCTAGTACCGGCCACGCTCAGTCTCTGCTTTTCTCCATGACTCTGCTAGCTCTGTAATGTGCGAGATAGCTCCTTCGTGAGTATACACTTTTGTGCCATTGCCAAGGTCAATCTGCGACTTCGGGTCGGCAAGGTACCAGACCTTTGCTTTCCAGCCGTCCTCCCCGTAGAAGATGACAGCCTCTGCCCGGACCTTTGATCCTTTTGTCAGCTTGATCGTTTTAAAATCACTGATCATCCCAGGTCCTCCCACTCCCTACCTGGGAAGTTAATGTTTTCTGGTAGCTCTTCGTAGATCCCGCCTCGAGACACAGCGCTCCACTGATGCTCCCCAAGAGCGATCAAGATGAACGCATAGTTTGCAATGTCAATTAGGGCGTCCCTGACCCCTTCGTTGTACCAGTCTTCGTTGACGATTGCTTTTCCAGACTCAATGGACCCGTTGATCGCCGTTGAGACTCGGCTGCACTTGTCTTCTGCAAGACGGCTGAAGACCCCGTATGGTCCGAGGGCTTCAATGTTCTTTGGCCCGTAGCCTGCCTGACGCGACACCATGATGTCATATGCCTCGACAGAGAGGTTCTTGAAGTAATCCTTAAACGTCTGCGGGACTTCATCTAGACTTCCCTTCGTTTTCGTCATCCCATTCCTCCATAATCTTTGCTGCAATGATTGGATCAACAATCTGTGTTGAGAATATCACGCGCTTGTCGCAGCCGCCGCACGTATGCAAACGTACGGAGTATGGACCGACAAGCTTAGCCTGCCTTCGGGACGGCTTCAGCTTGTCGTGTCCACACTTCGGGCACTTAATGCCGGTCTTCATCGCCGCCGATCAAGAAGCGCAAATGCCAGGAGCCCAGCTCCAACCGCTAGCGCGAGTTGCGAAGTCGCACCAAGAATGACCGCCCAGACCCCGACCGCAGGAACAAAAGTGTCCCTTGCCCTCGGGTGCGCCGCCGCCGCCTTGGCGGCAGTGACGGTCCTACCAAAAAATGTATCACGCTCTTCAGAAACTTCATTAGGCGTCGTCGCCATCTTCGAGCTCCACCAGCTTCAATGCGATTCCGGCTGACACCTGAAGCACTGTGTCAATCGGGAGCTTCAGCTCGTTGTCCTCTGAGCTTGCGTCTGCGTACTTCTGTACGATGGACAGGTAGACTAGGTCAAATGCCCTAGCCCACTTGGCCGACGCCACCTCAATGGAGCCCTTCCTAGGCTTTGTCTTCTGTGGCACTGCCATAGAGCTTCTCCTTAATTTCTAGCCAGTCCCGCTCATCCATGATCACCATGACACGCCTCTGGACCCCTGGCCCAGGTGCATCCCCGATCACGAGGTAGGGGACCTCCCCAGCCTTTACCTCAATCTTCCGGAGCCAGCCCCAATACTTATTGGAGAACATGGTCCCGACCTTGGTCTGAATCTTAAACAGACCATCCACTGTCACGTCATCTGGGCCGCCATACATGCCGGTCCTTCTGCCGCCGTGCTTCTTGGCAGTCTCTCGCTCAAAGGAGTTACCTCTCTGACGATTCAGTCTGCCTATCCTGCTCCGATCCGTCATCCTCGACCTCCACTACTACAACTGGAGCGCCGGCGCCAACTGGAGCCTTGCGTAGAAGTTCAAAGAACAAGTCCTTGCCCTCCCGCTCAAGAGCTGCCACTTCACTCTCCGTCAGCGACGATGAGTGTGCGTTGACAAAACCAATTGCCTTATCCTTGTATGCTCCCATCCAAGCCTCCATGCTGTAGATTGCGACGTACCTTGGGGTCCCGTCTGCCTGGTATTGTATACCAAGCGCGACGAGACCCTCTTCAAGGTCGTCAGCGTAGCTAACTTCTTCTTCGCTCAACGCTTCTTAAGCGGACTCCAAACGAGTGGGCTAGCCTCGTTAGCAAGGAGCGAATACCCCTTGGAGTTTCCGTCCTTGTCGGCTCGCTCTTCAAGCTTGCCGATAATGTGGATGTGCTGGCGTGGGTCGTTACCCTCGCGGTTAACGGTACTATCATAGATCTTTCGCACGTGTGCAGCCAGATCCGCATCAAATACCATGATGGTGACTCGATCGTACCGATTCGGGGCCTCCGACTTGGCGCGAATGTCCTTGTCGGCTCCCATGTATGCGTCGTACGCAAAGCTTTGCATGCTACCAAAAAACTTCCAAACATCTCGTCCAGACTTAGTCTGCTCCTTTACTGGCGCTACCTTGTCAGTCAACCAAAGATCTACCCTATCCATTAGAACCCCCAATCTCCATCTGCCTTCTCGGTGCCGCCACTAACTGGCTTGACGACATCCTTAAATACTTCCTTTGCCGCCTTGGCAATTACCTCTGACGCATCGTTCTCTGGATCATCCCCTGTTGGGATCAGGAACGTGGTCAGAAGCGCATACTTCAGCGCACCAGTCGTTGCTTTGTACACGTGCTTGTCGCCCGAGTCTGCCCCAGCTCCGAGCGAGCAAATCGTGATCTGCTGTCCGCTATCGCCATCAATCAGGTGCCATGAGTACTTGAACGTGAGGACCGTCTGCTTTCCAGACGGAGACTTCTCCTCACTCAACAGTACGATGTCGCCTGGGACAATGACGATCCCACGAGCAGCTAGCTTTTCCCGGATGGTGTCAGCTACCTGCGACGCCATCACGTACTTGTACCCCTGTGCCGAGTTCGTGCCGCCCTTGGAGATGTAGCCAACTTCGCCCATCACCTCGGCCAGCTTGCCGGCTAGCGTTTTACTAGACATTTTCCCCTCCTCTGCATTTGGTAAGGAACTCGCAGTATCCACATGGGAAGAGCCAGCTCCCTGTTTTCTTTGACTTGAACTTTTCTTCTGGGAGTCTCCATGGTGGGACGTCCCTGAATCTGTCACTGTTCAGTACCTCCAATATTCTCAGGGCCTTGTCTCGCCACGACTCATCAACGATGAACTCTTCGGTGGCCAGATCTCCTGCCCTAATGTACACCAGTCTAGCAGAGTGCGCCTCTCCGCGCAACCTGCCAATGGCTTCAGCGTAGATCGAAGCCTGGATCTGGTGCTCTGGCTTTGGAATGAACTTCCATGCCGAGTCCTTGACGGACTTGTACTCCAGAACCTGCTTCTCGCCGTCCTTCCATGTCACGACAGCGTCAACGTTGCCTGCAAAGTTCAGCTCTGGGATCTCAACCGGCACCTCTTCCTCGTAGGACAGGAGATGCTCTGAGTCCTTCAGAACCTTGTTGAAGACGTCGTTGATGATCTTACCACGCTCAAAAACGCGAAAGACCCCTTCGTCTCGGGGATCGGTGATCTCCACGCCGTTGGCGTAGTACCACTGCTGCCGTAGGCAGCTTCCAAGCAGGGAGCCACGCCATTTGGCCACTGATGGCCTCGCGGTCCTGCCTTGGACGATCCTCTCTTCGAAGAGGTCTCCAATTAGCTTTCTTACCATTGCCCCTCCTATGCCCCTTAGTAGACCTCCCTAGGCCGGAGGGGCGCCAGCCTAGGGAGAGGTTTTACAAACCTAGGATGGATTCTACAATCGCATCCCAATTGTTGTCAAACCGTATCGCCTTGTCGTCTACGTAGGCGACTGCGACGGGCTTGCCAACCCCGGAATAAATCTCGTCGTACGGGACGCCCCATGCGTCCAGATTCCTTTTCATCTCTGCAACCCTCTCAGCTGAATCTGGGAACTTCTCCCATGACCTTGCTGAGTGAATTACGACCTTGTATCCGTTCGCCTTGAGCCTGGTAAGGCCTTCCACAACTCCAAGAGCTGGGACTACCGTTCCAAATACCCTGACAGCAATCGTGTCGTCATAATCAACACAGACGCTAGTCGAAGCAATCAGATCAAAATCGGTCATCGGTGGATGCTGTTGATCAGTGGCTTCATCTTGGCGAATACGTCGCGCAGCACGAGGACGTCTGCCTCGCAGTGCTCAACGATGGTGCGGAAGGCCTGCTTGCCCTCCTTGGTGTGCCGGCGCTCGGCCTCCTGCCAGAGGCGAACGTCAAGTGGCGTCTTGCTGTTGTTCGTGCGGAAGTACTTGGAGATGTTCTCTAGGCTCCTTCTCCCTGCCTTCATGTGTCGCCCAGTCGCGTACCACATCAAGTCAATGTGCATCTGGTTTCCGATTGGCTTTCCGCCAGTCTCAAGCAGACGAGCATTGATGATCGGAAGGTCAAACATCTTGGAGTTCCACCCTACTAGGATGTCGTACTGCGAGAGTTCATCCGAGATAGCCCGAACGAGCTTGCTGTCATCCATCCATGTCTTGCCACGATGCGTTTCAAGCGACAGCGTCTTCACGTTGCCATGCTCGTCAGCGACGCTCATGCAGAAGATCGTTGTCCATGAAGAGTACGTCGTCTCCAGGTCGTAGAACGCAATCCTGAACCCGGCGTAGTCCCCCTTGGGAGTAGACTCAATCGTTCGAGTCTGCTCTTGGATCTCCGGAAGCAGCGAGCCGTACCGCTTGTACAGCTTCTGGGCCTGGTCCTTCGTGATGTCTAGCTGGGCAGCGATCTCCTGAAAGGAGAGCCCCTTTTCTTTCAGCGCAGCGATGCGCTCAATTGCTCCATCGTTTGCCATTCTTTTCTCCCATATGGGGGAGAGGCGCCATGGCAGAGCCAAGACAAACCCCTCCCGGTGACATACTACCCCCGACGAGACATCCCTGTCAAGAGCCTACTTACGACCAAACTCGGCAGCCTTGATCAGGTCAAGGCTTACCTTCTCGGCGCCATCCACACCGACCTCAATGCGGACACCGCCAATAACGTAGGCGTCCTCAAGGATGTGCGGGCTGGAGAGGCTCGGGTAGTTAACGTTGTCCCGCCTGACGTTCACAGTAACTATGTCTCCAAGGTAGAAATCCTCAAATGGATTTACCGAGTCAGGGGCTAGTGTAATCGTCGTGGCGGACACGTTGAGCATGTCGCTCGTCATGTCTAGGAGCGATTTGGCATACTTCTCAAGCTCTGCAGCGTCTGCAAAGTTTGACTCAGAGCGAAGTAGTGGAGCATACCCGAACTCTTGTTGTGAGCCGGTGTCGTCAACCAACTTGCCTTGTGAGCGCGAACCTGAGATTGATGTTGTAGAGCCTACAAGGAAAGCCGTAGCAGGAACAACCCGAACAGAGTTCCTCAGCGCTCGACCGTCGCGCTTGTGCCGAAACTGGTCAATCTGACCTGGGTAATTGAATACGTACTGAGGTGAAGATGTGGTTTGAGCTGGGGCAACGTATAGGGTAGACCCCGGGGCCGAACCGCCTCGGATGCCAACGAAGTTGAACACAGTTCTCCACGGAATCTTAATCCCATTGATCGTGTCATACCTGGTTGTTGAGTTCCTGTTGTCTGTCATTTCCTTCTCTGACATTGCCCTAAGGTGGTCAAGTACAGATTCGCCAGAGGTAAAGTATCTCAGGGACACACTGCTCCACGACTGTCCAGGCACTAGCGTATGCGTCAACCATTGGAACCTGCCGTATGAACCGCCAGCAGAAGCAACCTCAGGAATCCTTGCCGAGAAGATCTGGTTGAGGGTCTTGGACTCAAGTCCCATTAGGGAGGTGCTGTCCTTGACGCTGTCAGCCTCCCCGCCGTTAAGGTCATGGATTGCACCAACAGCACCGTAATCTGGGGTTGTCGACGCTACTTTGTTGACGACTTCAACCATGGGGAATGCGCTAAAGCTGTATGACAACCCCTGCGCCAAGCAGTTGACAGAGTATGAGTTTACGATTTGTGGTGTAGTTCCACTCCAATATCCAAGAATTCCGCCGCTTGTAGTAAGAGACGGGGCGCTTGCCTCTGGGTCAATGTCTTCAGCTGTAGTGGACCCATATGGCCTGATGTATAGGCGCCACTTGAGCTTGACGGTTGTAGTCGTAGATCCGATTTCCGTCCAGCTCGACGGCCACACGTTGAACGTGCATACCTCGTCTCCAGGGTTTGCCTTGATCGCAAGCTTGATGCTCCTAATTCCAAAGTCAGTTGGAACGTAGTTGTCGGTCTCAATGTCGTAAAGCTTCTTCGTAGCATCACGAGCTGCACGCTCAACGCACACAATGCCAGTCAAAGTATAGAACCCGCTTGCCTCGCTATACGAGATGTCAAGTTGGTTTTCCTGCCCTGCGTCGTTTGTGCAGTAGATTGCAATCGGGTTACCAGCGTGCCTACCGTACGAGTTTGAGTTGCGTTGCAGGAGTAGGTTTCTGGTTCCGGCAGGCCCGTTAGACAGGCCATTCGAATTAGTGTTTACGCCTGGCGTGGTTGTTGACGTGTAGGAGATATACAGCTTTGGCTTCCTGGCCGCAGTAGCAGCGGTGCTGTAGAAGCACAGGGCAAGGGCCGTTGTGTCCGGGTCGCTGTTCTCAAGTACTACGCCGTGGTTTGTATTTGTCTTCCAAGCATTGACAATGGTAGTTACGTCAACATCGTAGGTCTGTTGGTCTGTTATTCCAGTAAAAGACAACGTTCCCTGACCAGTGGTGGTCCTGTTACTCTGGACAGCATACCAATCGCAGTTTGTGTTTGAAGAGTTTCCCCATGTTCCCTCAGCCCCTGTTGTGGAGTCTCCCGTCCAGTCGGCTGTCATCCTTCGAACTCTAAGTGTACTGTTGCCAAAAGTGCTTGTAGGGACGGTGTGGTCACCGGTTCCGTTTACGCCTGTAAGACGAAGGATTGCTGAGCCAATCGTCTTTGTTGAGATATCAGGTACGTCAAACTTAATTAAGGATCTTACTTCATAATGCTGGTAATACAAGGTACCCGATGCTGCAGTTGTACTCTTTGCGGTGTGAGTACCCTCAAGCAAGATAACGATTGTTCCTTGATTTGGAGTCCCTGCCCCTGCCATTGCATAGGCCATGTATTTGTCGCCGTCCAATGCAGCAACAGAACTTTCAACCACAACCCAGCTATTTAGGATTGGAGTAATGTCTGCAGCAATCGGCACTGAGTTTACAGTAAGTCCTGCCGCCCAGGAGGAAAAGGTATTGTCGTAGTAAACACTGTAGGCAGTGATTGTTGCGGCAAACGGATAAGTGCCAACGGGCAGGTGTTCTTCGGTATCGTTTGAGTTCCAGTTATTGTTCTCTACAATACCAGGCTTAACGTCCTCAAGTGTTGATGCAGACCTGATTGCAGTCAAGCTTAGGTCAGCGCTCTCAATAACCTCGTCGGTTCCAGGGCGAGTGATGGCATTGTCCGTGCCGGACTCAGGTCCGATTAGCTTTGTGTAGTGCATGGACAGCATCGTCATGTAGTCCATTCCCTCATAGACGATCTCGTCGTTAGTGGCGTCGTATGAGGCAAGTAGACCCTGCCCAACCAATACCCATGCTGTACCGTTCCAGCGCTCGACTTTGTAGTGGCGCTTCAGTGGGACGAGCTCAGGGATTAGCGGGTGGTCAATAGGCAGGGTCCAGAAGGCGCTGCCTACGTCGTTAGCGTATACCTCGGTACCGACATTCTTAGCGTCGTAGATGACGCAGCGCTCAGTTCCTACAGACCAGGTTGAGGTTTTATCAAAGATTCTTATCCTATATCTGCTGATCAAAGCCAGGCCTCCGTGAAGGTGATGATGCCTCCAGCTGTAGTGCTAAGACCGTATGTTACAGTTCCAGGGTATACCAGGAAGTCTCCAGAAGTAGACGTATGGTTGATTCGGCAGTTAGTCTGCCCCATGTTTGACATGTCAATGGAGATAGCGCCAGCTGCGATTGCTGTAACAACTACGGTGCTGACCTTGCCTCCGCTTGACCAGTTGAATGTTACAGATTGACCAGCAGTGCAGCTG